CCATTGATATAGATAAGTCTAAAGATAAAATTCATTCTTTCATGAAGAAAGAATTAAATGAAAAAAATTATGCAATATATAAAATGATATATATAGATAATTTAGAATACGAAGAAATAGCTAAAATATTAGGTTACAAAAGTAACGAAAAGAAACGGGCAGCTGGATACAAGCAAATTAAAAACTACGAAAAATCTTTTAAACAACTTGCTCAAAAAATTATTAAAAAATATGATATATTATGAAATTAAATGACGAACAAAAAGAATTTATTAAAAATAACTTTAATAATATTCCTGACTTAATTGAATTAACTAGAAGAGTTTTTAATGATGATTCTCTAGATGGTAGAACAAAAGAAGGTAGAGCTGTCAGAGACTTTCTAGCTAAGCATAAAATTAATTATAAAACAACTCAAAAAGAAAAAAGAGAGAATATAGAATTTCATCAGGAGCAAAAAGAATTTATGGTTCAATATGCAAAAGAAGGAATGACTGCATACGAAATATCAAAAATACTTTTTCCAGAAGTAAATGTCACAAACTTAAGCAAAGAAGTAACAGAAGTAGCTAAATTCATAGAAGATGTAGACTTTAGACTTACGCATCCCTCTGAGAGTGCTATGAACTCGCAGTATTTCCCACCTAAATCAATTTCGCGTATTATCAAAAAAGTTAATGAGTATTGTCAACAAGATCTCGAGGAGGGTAAACTAGACCGAACAACACTAGATTATCTTGAAAGTTCTATGAAGTTTCTTTCAGCCCCTCGTTTCGTTCAAGTAATCAATACTTATAGCTCTAATGAAGATAGAAGATTATTCGAGGCTGAATATATAAGATCTGTATGGGATAAACCAGACTTAACAAGTGATGAATTAAATTTATATATCAATGTTTGTATGGATTATATTCATTTAAAAAATATAAGAAGAGCTATAGATAAATTAAATAGAATGTTTGAAGAATGTGAAGATCAACAAGATATGACTGTTAGATTAGCAGAACTATTAAAAACAAAGAGTGAAGAATATAATCAATGTGAAAAGAGACAAGAAACACTAATAGCTAGATTAAATGGAGATAGAAAAGAAAGAATAAAAAATAAACATAAAGATAATGCATCTATATTATCATTAGTAAGAGTGTTTCAAAATGAAGCTGATAGAAAAAGAATGGTAGACATGGCAGAGAAGCAAAAAATGCTAATCGCTCAGGAAGCCGATAATTTAGAGCGAATGGATGTCTGGAAGGCTAGAGTACTCGGAATCTCTAAAGATGATGTTACTTAGCCTATACGGGGGTTTTTCGGGCACTTCTATCTCTTGTTGCTTTTATAAGCAATTGGAGAGGCGAGAAGAAATCTTTTTCTTAAAATGAGCATCAACTGTAAAATATGTGGATCAGAGTTCAAATCTGAGAGATCATTACATACTCATATCAAGGCACATGGTATATTATTATCTGAATATTATATTACATATTATCCTAGATATAATTTATATACAGGTGAATTAATTCCTTTTAAAAATAAAGATCAATACTTTTCTACTTATTTTTCTAATAATGTTGAATTAGAGAAGTGGTTGGCGACAGCCGACCACGAGCATGCACAACAAATATTACTTGATATATTAAATAAAAGAATAATTAGTAAAGATTTAAAATACGCGCCTAATCATTTAGAATTAAAACTACTTAATTTACCTGAAATAGAAATATATAAAATTTATTTTGGTTCATATAACGAAGCCTGTCGAAGGCTTCAGGTTGAACCCCTGTTTAACAAAAGTATAAAAAGTAAATTTTTAAAAGAAAATAAAAATTTAACAGAAATAGAGATATTGACAGATACTAGAGAGCAACAACCTTTAAAGTTTAATAAACAATCTATGCATAAACTTGATTTTGGAGATTACACTGCATCAGGTGAATATTACAACAAAACTTATATAGATAGAAAAAGTGAAGTAGATTTTAAATCAACAATGACTGTGGGGTTTGAAAGGTTTAAGAAAGAACTAGAAAGATGTAAAGCTTTTAACTCATTTTTATATATTGTAACAGAAAGCTCTATAGACAAGATTATAAGAAACAATAGCTTTGGACCTCATAAATCGAACTTAAAGTTTGTATGGCATCAAATGAGGGTCTTGTCGCATGACTTTGCAAGACACTGTCAATTTATATTTTCAGGAGGTAGGAAAAGATCGGAAAATTTAATCCCTCAGTTATTGTATGCAGGTCCAGAAATGTGGCAATCTGACATACAATACTATATAGACAAACGAATAATAAAAATATGAGCTGGGAAACAGGAAACCAAAAAAACAAAAAAAAGAAAAGTATCAATCAAGAGCTCCTAGAGGTCGAAGGCTTCATGGACGAAAAAGAAGCTAAAATAAAACTGTATGAATTCCTGAGAGAAAACATTACTTTTAGTACAAACCTAATATCTGGAGTTGATCTTTTTCCTTTTCAACATATGGCAATTAAGGCAATGTTTGAAAGTGATTATTTTTTAGGTATATGGTCTCGAGGTATGTCAAAGTCTTGGACTACTGGTGTTTTTGCTTTCATGGATGCAATCATGAATCAAGGAGTTGATATAGGTATATTATCCAAGTCCTTTCGTCAGGCTAAAATGATTTTTAAAAAGATTGAAGATATAGCAGCTAAACCAGAAGCAAGATATCTAGCGAATTGCATCACAAGATTATCAAAACAAAATGATGAATGGGTTATGGAAATAGGAAATAGCTCAATAAGAGCACTACCTTTGGGCGATGGCTCTAAGCTTCGTGGTTTCAGGTTTCATAGAATTATCATCGACGAAATGCTTCTTATGCCAGAAAGAGTATACAATGAGGTTATAGTTCCGTTCTTGTCTGTTGTTCAAAATCCAAAAGAAAGAGAAGATATGTACAACTTAGAAACCAAATTAATTTCAGAGGGAAAAATGAAAGAGGAAGATCGATATGTTTGGCCAAACAATAAACTAATCATGCTTTCTTCCGCTAGTTACAAATTTGAATATTTATATAAACTATATGAAAACTTTGAAGGGTTAATTGATCAACCTGGATCCAATAATAACGCCAAACGCTCTATAATGCATTTCTCTTACGATTGCGCCCCTAAACAACTTTACGACCAAAATCTTGTAGAGCAAGCGAAATCTACGATGAGTCAAAGTCAATACGACAGAGAGTTTGGTGCTATATTCACAGACGATAGCTCTGGATACTTTAAGATCTCAACTATGGCTGCATGTACAGTACCAGAAGGTAATTCTCCGCATGTAGAAGTCAAGGGTGAAGTTGGGTACGACTATATACTTGCTTTCGACCCAAGTTGGGCGGAGAGTGAGAGTTCTGATGATTTTGCTATGCAGGTGTTTAAATTAGATAAAAACAAAGATACCGCCACCTTGGTGCATGTATATGCTGTAGCAGGGGAAAGTTTAAAAAATCATATTATATATTTTCATTATTTATTAACTAATTTTAATATTGTTGCTATTGTAGGAGATTATAATGGAGGAGTACAATTTACTAATGCTGTAAAAGAAAGTTCGTTGTTTAAATCTTCTACCATAAAGATTAATATACTAGAAACAGAATTTGATGATTTAGAAAATTATCAGAAATGTTTATCTAAAGCTAAAAGAGAAATGGAAAAAGATGGTATACCTTGCTGCTTGAGAAAGCCTACATCAGATTGGATCAGAAGAGGCAACGAGCTTTTACAAGGAAATTTTGACCACAAACGTATATGGTTTGCATCTAGAACAATTGACGAATCTTTTCAGGAACAAAGAAGAAAAAAAATACCCATTAACAAGCTAAAGTTCGCTAACTTTAGAGATGAAGAAGAAAACCAAAGCGATGGTGCGAAAATGATAGACTTTGTAGAGCATCAACACGAAATGATAGAATATACAAAGGGTCAGTGTGCTTTGATAGAAGTAAGATCTTCACCAAATGGAACTCAAACTTTTGATTTACCATTAAATTTAAAGAAAACAACTGGTCCTAGTAAAGCCAGAAAAGACTGCTATTCAGCTCTCGTACTTGGTAGTTGGATGATAAAAATTTACAACGATATAAAAAACAACAAAACAGAACACTTAAATTCTTTCGTACCAATGTTTATAAAGTAACTTTAAAAGTCACTTTTGAACTTTATGGTGTATACTGATAGAGTAATACTGTTATGGCTAGAAAATACACAAAGAAATCAAAATACTGGAATAAGTTTGAGCAAAAAAATGTAGATCAAAATGTTGAAAGCAACATTAACCCTATGTTACTAGGAGAGAATTACTATGTAAGTAATGCTAGCAAGGAAAGTAAAATAGAGATAATGCGTTCTGATGCATCATGTTCTATTAGAGACGCTCTAAGAAAAGATGGGGGAGCGACATCAAGAACCCGAGGTAAACTTGGTACTGGAGTAGTAAAAGATAAATACAAGAATATCTCAGAGGGAATGTTGCCGTATAAATTATCAGCCAACGGAATTGACATGAGAGACTCTATAGAGTTGTGTCAAAAAGCATATGCAAATATTCCAATATTTAGAAATGCTGTTGATGTAATGTCAGAATTTTCAAACTCTGAAATTTATTTAGAGGGAGGTAGTGAAACAGCTAAGAACTTTATTTACAAATGGTTTGAAAAAATTAATCTATGGAAACTCAAAGACCAGTATTTTAGAGAGTATTATCGATCTGGTAATATATTTTTATACAAAATTGATGGAGAGTTTTCCAAGGAAGATGTTTTAAAACTAAACAAAGTTTACGGAGCAGAAAATACTAGCTATTTAAACCCTGGGAAAATACCAGTAAGATATATTTTACTTAATCCTTATGATGTAGTATCAACAAGAAGTACTTCATTTGAAAATGGATCTTATAAAAAAATTCTTTCAGAATATGAACTGGAAAGATTGAAGAATCCAAAAACAGAAGAAGATCAACAAGTTTTCGATTCCTTAGACAAGGAAACCCAAGACAAGATAAGATCTAACACTTTTAATTTTGATGGAGTGCAAATTAAATTAGATCCAGATAAATTAATTTATTCATTTTACAAAAAACAAGATTACGAACCTTTTGCAATTCCATTTGGATTTCCAGTGCTAGATGATCTTAATTGGAAAATAGAATTAAAGAAGATTGACCAAGCTATTAGTAGAACGATTGAAAATGTAGTTTTATTAATTACTATGGGTGCGGAGCCTGATAAGGGTGGTATTAACCCACACAGTCTTAGTGCCATGCAGTGTCTATTCCAAAGCGAAAGTGTTGGTAGGGTATTGGTTAGTGATTATACCACCAAAGCAGATTTTATAATTCCAGATGTTAATAAAATATTGGGACCTCAAAAATATGAAATTGTGAATCAAGATATTAGAGAGGGTTTGCAAAATATTATTGTCGGTAAAGAAAACTATTCAAGCACACAAATTAAAGCTCAAATATTCCTAGAAAGACTGCAAGAAGCTAGGTATGCTTTTATTAATGACTTCATGATGCCCCAAGTTAAGAATATATGCAGGTCTATGGGCTTTAAAAAATATCCAACGGTAAAATTTCAAGAAGTTGATATTAAAGATGAAGTTCAATTCCAAAGAGTTGTAACTAGATTACTAGAAATTGGTATTATATCTCCTGAACAGGGCATAAGCGCCATCAGAACAGGTTTATTTCCGCACCCTGATACACTCGAGCAAGCTCAAGAGAAATTTCTTGAAGATAGAGAAAAGGGTATGTATAATCCTTTGGTAGGTGGAGTTCCTTTGGTTGAAGCTCCTGGAGCAGAAGAAGAAAGAGATTTAAAAGAAAAGCAAATAAATAAACAAGCTGCAAAGCCCGCAGTCAACCAAGCCAAGCCTCAGGTTCCTAAAAAAACTCCCACAGAAGTGGGCAGACCAACAGGAGCAAAAGCAACAGATTTATACTCAAGAAAAAATATTCAATCTACTGTTTATGCTATTGAAAAGCTGAGAAATTTTGCCGCATCAGAACTAAAGAAAAAATTTAAAATTAAAAAATTAAACCAAGAGCAATCTAAAGTGATTGATAATTTAATTGAATCTGTAGTGGTGTCAACAGAACAAAAACAATGGGAAACTTCAATAGCAAAATGCATTCAAAAACCAGAGAGTTTAGAAAGTTTAGATACAATGACTGAAGTCTTGAATATATCTGCTGCTCATACTTTACCTGATTATCCTTCAGCTATTTTATATCATAGTAAATAATTTGTGTGTATATGTAAGACACATGAAAAACTTTAAGCTAAAAATAGATTTATCAGAACAAATAAAAGAAAAGAATCTTTTTTGTCCAGATTGTGGGACTGAAGAGTTAATTAGTCACGAATCTTGGGCTGAAGAAAAAAACAAAGGTAAAACTTTAAATAAGCCATTTAGGACACCCAAGGGACCTAAAAAGTTTTCTGTATATGTAAAAAATGAAAAAGGTAATATTGTCAAAGTTAATTTTGGCGACCCTAACATGTCAATAAAAAGAGATAACCCAGAAAGAAGAAAAGCTTTTAGAGCTAGGCACAATTGTGCCAATCCTGGGCCAAAAACAAAAGCTAGATATTGGTCATGTAGGCAGTGGAGGTCTGGATCAAAAGTTGAAGGCTCAGTTAATGAATTTGAAGAAAGCGAGCTTGAAGAGTTGTTGCTCGATGAAATGGATGAGTCTGAAGGAAAGAAAAGCAAACCTGGACTTTGGGAAAATATAAGAAAAAAGAAAAAAAGAGAAGGTAAGAATTATAAGCCAGCAAAACCTGGAGATAAAGATAGACCTTCGAAAGAAGCTTACGAGAAGGCTCAAAAAAAAAAATAACACAGGAATCTAATATTTTATAATCTAATTAGATTTTATTTGTGTACCCATAAGCATGGGAAATTGGAAACCTTTTCATAATAACAAAGAGAGAAAGACCACTGTAATAGTTACTGGAGTAACTGGACAAGATGGTAGTAATATGTGTGATTATTTATTAGATAATCATGATGTGCAAATATATGGAGGAGTTAGAAGAATTAGTGTGCCTAATTATGATAACATTCAACATTTAAAAAATAATGAAAATTTTATTTTATTTAATTTTGATTTAAGTGATTCATATAGTATTAGAAATGCAATTATAGATATTCAACCAGATTATTTTATAAACTTTGCAGCTCAATCATTTGTTAAAAGTAGTTGGGATTTTCCAGTACAAACATTTGAAGATGATGCTTTGGGTGTAATGCACATATTAGAATCAATAAGAATATTTGCTCCAAAATGTAGATTTTATAATGCTGGATCTTCGGAAGAGTTTGGTGATGTTGTTCAAGATATGCAAGACGAAACTCATCCACTAAGACCACAATCTCCTTATGGTGCTGCGAAGTGTGCTGCGAGGCACATAGTTAGAGTATATAGAGAATCCTATGACTTGTATGCAATACAAGGATGGTTGTTTAATCACGAAGGAACAAGAAGGGGAGAAGAGTTTGTAACAAGAAAAATTTCAAAAGGTATAGCTAAATTCGTACATGCAATAGAAAAAGGACTCACGCCAAAACCTCTACAACTTGGTAACATAGAAGCTAAAAGAGACTGGACAGATTCTGTGGATTTTATGGAAGGAGTTTGGTTAATGTTAAATCAACAAGGTCAACCAAAAGAATATGTTTTAGCTAGTGGTGAGACATATAAGATAAGAGAATTTTTAGAAAATGTTTTAAATGCTGCAAAAATAAAATTCAAAAAAACAGGAGAGGGTTTAAGTGAAAAATATTTTACAAACGACGGAAAGTTGATTGTTGAGATTTCGGATAAATATTATAGACATGCAGAAGTTGAGTTGCTATTAGGTAATCCAGCAAGAGCTGAAGAAGAACTTGGTTGGAAACGTAAAACTAATTTTAAAGAGCTGTGTGAAAAAATGTACTTCAATGATTTAGAATTATTAAGAAAATAGTGTATTTTATTTTCGCACATGAATTTTAAATATAAAACATCATTCAAAAACGAGATTTTTGCATCTCAATATATAAGCAAAAACAATCTAGAAATATCAGAAGCATCTTTAAATAATTTAAAAGATTTAATTCCTAAAAACATTGATTTTGAAAAAAATGTTGATTTACTAGGAGTCGCTTTTAATGCTGCTGTTATAAATCATTTTAATAAAAATGATGATGGAATTGATACATCAATCGCAAAAAGAATTCAGAAATATTTCGTTCACAAGCCAACAAATATAGAGCACAACAAAAACAAAATTGTTGGACATATAGTATCTACTGGATTTTATTCTAAAGACGGAAATGAAAAACTAGATGAAATTGATGATGATGATAAGTCTTTATTTAATTTATCAATGGGAGCAGTAATATATTCTCATTTACATTCTGTATTTGCTGAAGCTGTTGAAGAATCTACTAAAGAAGATCATGAGCACTATCACATGATATCTGCTAGCTGGGAATTAGGTTTTAATGATTTTCATATTGCAAGTGGCAGTAGAAACCTAAATGAAGCAGAAATCGTAACAGATCCAAAACATGTACAAGAATTATCTAAATACTTAAAAGCCTTTGACGGATCTGGAGAAATGGACGATGGTACACCCTTATATAGACTAGTGGTTGGAGAGGTCTACCCATTAGGTATTGGATTCACTTCTGATCCTGCTGCAGATGTTAAAGGTTTATTAACTCATAAAAAAAAAGATGAGAAAATCATAGCTGTACAATCTTTAGATTTAGAAAATTTAGTAGAAGAAAATAGTAGTGAAAATAAAAAAAATAAAAAAAATATTTCACAAAGTAATAAAATAGATGTAATAAACCCTATAAACCAAATTTCAATTATGGACAAAAAAGAACTAATGGAAAACTTCAAAGCTCTCTTAGAAGAAAAAATGCCCGAGCATAATTTCTCTCAAGAAGCTGTAGCGAATATTGGTCGAGTTATTGGAGATGCTATCAAATCCAAGAGCGATCAATATGAAAAAGAGCTTCTTGCTCTTGAAGAAGAAAAGAAATCTTTTGCTGAAGCTGAAGCTCAAATGAAAAAAGATCTTGAAGATCTTCGTTCACAGCTTCAATCTTCTGAAGATAAAATTTCTTCCTTGAGTAATGAAATTGCTGATCGTAAAAGCGAAGATCTCTTCAATGCAAGAATGGAAGAGGTGGATGCTGGTTATGAGCTTTCAGAACAAGACAGAAAA